CTTGCTTCTTCCAAGCCGTGCTCTAATAACTTAACACAAACTATTTCTCTAATCATTGGAGAAGATATATAAGTCAGATTAAGTCTAGTTATAAACTTCTCAACATCCTCTGCTATATTGAATGCTATCTGTTCGTTTATTCCTGTTTCTTTTATAATAGATTTTGCTATTTTTATATTATCAAAGCATTCAAAGTTTTCATTAGATGTTCTTACATATGTTTCAGTTGTCTTAAAATGAGTTGCAGCAGCTGGATCAAACCTGTGCAACAATGAGAGTATCATTGGTTTAATCTCTGACATTCGTGCATTTTCATTGACCATAACATCAATTTTATCAGAAACTAATCTGGCAGTCTGTTCATCACTAAAATGGTGGTCAACTACAGCGGCGCACTCACTGTAACAACTTCAGACTCCGCCTGGGTACCGGCCACGGACGCAACTTGCAGCGCAAAATTCGTAAAGACGAGCGCTGGCAGGTTGCTCCTGCTTCATTCAGATAATTCTATCTCGGGCGGAAGACTTCGAGTTTACAACCTGGGTGACGACCTTAGGTTTATCCTCTAAAACTATCCAGTCGAGTCCTCCAAGGTCGCCATCGTTCAGAATCCAGGCATGAAATTTGTCATCTGTTTCCCCAGCCTTATGGAGTTCTAGTAAACCAGCTCTCATAAACCCATAACTTCGCTTGTCATTCCACTCAAGTTTGGTAATTCTCCTACCTTCGGCTACAGCCTTCAGTGCTTCGTAAAAATCCAATGTTTTAAAGTCATCCATATTTCACCCATAACTTTACACACACAAATTATCGGTTGTCAACTAGCCATTTTGAATAGAGTTCTATCCAGTTATCTGGCCATGTTGGCATTGGACCAAATTTCTCTACAAACCAACTAAAGTCATATTTCCTTTCGTGCCATTTGTCACCAACCCAATACTTCGCTGCAATGTCGTAACTCTTAACTTCTTGTGCGTGATCCATGTTATATCCCCTCTCATTACCCTGCTGATGCAGATGCGCATACCAGCATTTCTTGTTTACCATGACTTTTCCTCCGGCCAACCAGTTCTTTAGTCCCAACCAAATAGGTTCTTGAGCATGACCATAGGGATCGATGTTTGGGAATCCGCCCAACTCAAAGTATCTGTCTTTGCTGATAAACCAACCCGATCCATGTATCTGCGGAGTTTCGTCTATATCTAGGTGACTTAATAACCTCTCTTGGGTTCTCTCTGGCCAATGGCCACCAGCTTTAAATCTAAAGCCTTTGGGATCAGTGAACGGACAACACAAATAAAAATAGTCATAGAATCTCCCATCTTGCCATTTCCAGGTCTCACCATTAAGTACATAGAATCTTGGAGTGACAATCCAGTCTTCTCTCATGTCTGCCTGTAAAACCTCATCAAAACCTTTACTGAATGAACAATGCGCATCTGACTTATAGATATATTTACCAGTAGCCATAGCACACATGGCGTTGATATTGGTTTTGATACCCACCACATCGGGGAACCTAATTTCTTCTATCTCTACTCCTACTTTCATAGGAAGATCGTAAGGATAATTACCATCAAACCCAACTATAATCTCATATTCACCAGTAGCATTATCAAAAATACTCTGTATTGTTCTATTAAGATTATCTGGGTTCTCATTCCTTGCGGGAATAATGATACTTACTCTAGACATATCTGGGTTTAATTAAATAAAAGGTATGGTGCAATAATGCCTCGGTATTCTCCCAAACAAAATGGTGACTCGTTGTATAGTGTTTCTGATCGTCATAAATATACCAATCAAGCAGTTTTTTACAGACTGGACACTTAATAGGTTTTGGCTTTACTAACTCTTTCATTCCCGCTGTCGAAAATATACTCATATAGGTTTAATAATTATTAACTGATCGTCACGTCTTTTACCAAGTCTTTTCAACTCTACGAGCCGATTTAAATTATGTGCAAAGATACGAATGGGTTTATCAATAGAAACATCTGCTACATCTTCTATAACGTAAATTGCGTCCTCTTTTAATAAAGGTAAAAGAGTTAACGCAGTAAAAATCTGATCCTCCGGTTTGTGTGAACCATCATCAATAAACAAATCTACATCTGAATCCGTCAAGTTTGTCAGGTCAATCAAACTATCATCAGAAGTTTGGTCACATTTTATTATCTGGATACGAGGATCGCCGGGTTCGGCAACATATCTATCAGGATCAATGTCTGCCCCATATATAATCGCATTAAGGAAAAATTCATTCCACATTCTTAGGCTTGCTCCTTCTCCTATTCCCAACTCGACTACTTTTTTTACAGATTCCCTCCGGTCTTTGAATAAGTCGTAATAAACAGGGGTGTAATGATGTTTACCCCATTTATCCGCATTATATTTCAAGGCCAAAGTATCAAGATCGTTCATTTACTTAACAAAACTATTAACATAATAAAGATTGAGTATAATACTGCTGCCACGTTTCCAGATAATGATGCAAAACCACCATAAGTAGCAGCTAAACAAAAAACTAGCCATTTCATAGTATCCATCCCATCTCCTTTACTTGTCTCTTCCAATCTAACGGCCAACTCGGCATACTTGGAAACTTCTCATCAACAAACCACTCAAAGTCATGTACTCTGTCCTTCCACTTATTATTTAACCAATAATCGGCACTCCAAGCCGAAGCCTTGACCGTGTAGTCGTTCCAGCTGGGTATACTGTACATCCGTCCATAAGTCTTACCTTTGTGTAAATGAGCGTAGAAGGTCTTTTTGTTGACTTTCATCGCTCCTCCACCCAACCATGTCTTGAATCCAATTTCTTGTGACTCTTGCGAAAACTGGCCGTACCCCACCTCTCCTGGTACTGGATACTCTTCTAATCCATGCAAAAAGTTATCAAAATGATTTTTAGCCATAAAATAACAGCTCCCCTGCATTGAGGCTGTATCATCCATGTCGTACTCCGGACCGATTCGTTCTCGTTGTCTCCCATACCACTCCACCCCATGCATACCGTCGTCGTGGTCTTTTCCCTTCCGGGGAAAATCTATATACATATAGTCCCTGTATGGTCTTGAATAATTAATACACCAGTTCTCTGCGTCTAAAGAGTACCTACGGGGTATCTGTACCCACTTGTCGTCTAAATGGGCCTCTATGAGGATCCTGTCAAACTTGGGACCAAACAAACAGTGGTCATCTGTTTTCATTATGTACTTACCCTTAGCCACTGCTACACAAGCATTAATACCCTTCCTCAAACCTATTGGAGCGTCTGGATGAAGATATGTGACCCTTGAATCCTCTACGCGCGTATCTGGCAAATTCTCGTCTATATTTACGATTACCTCGATCTCGTCTACTGCTTTTTCCAAAATATCCTGAATCGTACGGGTCAAAAACTGGCAATTCCGGCTCGGAATTATCACTGACAACATTGTCTTCCATTATATCCATGAAAAGAGGTGTGTGTCAACTAAGCCGCAGTTATTTTTGACATAAGAGCGATGTATACTAAACCATCCCCCCCGGTGTCGCAAATAGCATAAAGCTGATTCAAATTTCCGACGTATAACCAGTCGGTGTCTGCGCTGGCAGCCAATTGATAGCCAGTAGTAGTATCGGTTGTCCCATCCACAACAGTTACGCTTGACCCACCAATATACACTTTGCCGGAGTTGCCTGCCTTAGCTTTGATTTTAACCATAACACAAGGAATGTCCGGCAACTGTTCGATGGAAAGCGATCCGGCTATTTCTCCTGTTTTGATGATGTTGTAGTTTATTACTTGCATATATCTTCAGACTAGAAAGGCAAAGATGGTGACGGCGATGCCGATGGTGAAATAGACGCAGATGGACTTGCAGACTTAGACGCTGAAGCTGAACCACTGGCCGATCCTGAAGCCGAGGCTGACGCAGACGGAGACAACGACTTTGAAGCAGACGCCGATCCTGACGCAGACCCAGACGCTGAAGGACTAAGAGAAGCACTTGCACTAGCCGATGGTGACTGACTAGCAGATGGTGACAGCGAAGCGCTGGCCGACGCTGATTCTGATGCAGACGGCGAGAGAGAGGCAGAAGCTGACGCACTGGCAGACTTAGAAGCAGAAGCCGATGCGGACGCTGATGCTGATGCTGACGGACTAAGAGAAGCCGAGGCAGAACCACTGGCAGACCCAGACGGACTAAGAGATGGCGAAGCTGACGCGGATTTAGACGCGGAAGCACTCGCTGATGGCGATAGTGACTTTGAAGCAGACGCAGATGGGCTAAGAGAAGCTGATACAGAAGACGACGCCGACGCTGACGGTGAAAGACTGGCAGATGCAGACTTAGAGGCTGAAGCCGAACTGGACGCTGACGGCGACTGTGACGCTGACGGCGAGAGACTGGCTGATGGTGAGAGACTTGCACTTGGTGATACTGATGCTGATGGAGAACTCGATAGATCAGTCGTTGTAGCCGAGGTTATCAGTTCCCAAACGGCAGACGTGCCCGTACCAACATTGACAAATATCCTGTTCCCGTCTTTGTTCAGCTTGTAAAAAAGCGCTCCCCTTTTGAATCCAGAGTCTCCGGTTGGCAGACTGTCACCTTCGGCCTCTGCAATCAAATCTGTAGAAAGTTGGGCATTAGGAGTCTGGGCGCCATAGATTTGGTCAGTATCCCACCGGAGAATGGCATTAGTCTGATAAGGAAGTAAGGCCGCCAAGAAATTGGCCTCCGCCGTAGTTCGATTAGCACTGGAAATCGCGAGAACCCTGTCAATCTCGTTTTGAACCGCCTTTGACAAATCTGTTTTGATTTTGAATATAGCCATAATAATGAAAAAAGCCTTTCGTTAAAACCTGGAGATCATTAAACTCTAGGCTTAAAACTCTAGGCTTTAAGAGAAACCGGACTATAAATTTTAGGAATCTACGATTAGAACTTCCAGAAGCCCTGTGCAGCGAAATGTCTGCGGGCGTCTGTCACTTTAGCCCCGTATACAAAGAGGTCTTTGTATGCTGAACCGAAGTTTCCAATTAGGTCTTCCTCAATGTCTGCCTCAAGCAATTTCTCGGCAAAGGTCATCCAATTGCTGTGGCCAGCCAGGACACGGTAACCATCAGTGTTGTCGCCGGTCAAGCGGTTAGACTTGAATACCTTAAATCCTTGCAATTCAGTAATCATGCCCTTTTGCACCAATCCTTCGTAGACTGCCGGCACGTGCAGAGCAATGCCGGTTCCTTGCACCAATAGTGTCTCAAACTCTGGGGGAACAATCAGCCAGCGGTCAGAGTCGGGGACGCTGGAGTAACCATTCTTTTCAGCCAGATCCAGAGCTTGCTTTAATTTAGCAACATTGTTCAGAATATTGGCCGTAGTAATCTGCAGAACAGTCGCAGCCTGAATCGTGTAAGTTGCACCCGCAACGATAGCTCCACCAGTGTAGGCAGAAGTCGCATCGTCAAGGTCATCTTCAATGGTAATAGAGGTTGTGGAAGTAAAAGTCTTAACTCTGTACCATCTTGTGTGTCCGGTTGCTTTGAACGGGCGACCAACCATCGCGGAAGTAAAGACCGTTGAACTTCCGGTCACAACTCCGGTTGTCACGGCCACCGTAACCGTGCCATCTGTGTAATCAGTTCCCACCCAGTTTCCGCCTCCCACATCTCCATATAGGCCAAACACAAAGGAGTCTACATTTTTGGATCTCTCATCCGCTTTTTGAGACACGACAGTTGCATGGGGATTCTTGATGTAGGACAGCCAACGGTCCAGAGTTAATTCTTTCCAATAGAAGGATTTATATTGGTCAATCGTTAGAGTAGCATTGTTTTCAGTTAAAGAGTCTGCAGTCAAGTTCGCGCCAGTGTAAGTTTTCTCGGAAAGTCTGTCCAGATTAAGAATATTTAATTTAGAACCCACTGCGTTAATTCCACCCTCATAATCACGGTTTACAATTGAATCCACCAAATTCCGGTCATAGAACTCCAACATCAATCTCTGGGAAAATCCTTCGGCTATTTTTGTTGCGTATGCTGACATGGTAAAGTTTGTAGATTTTTCTTTACCAGTCTCACTGGGAGGTTAGGAAGATGTTATCTATCTGCAACTATAATCTGCCAAATTACCAGGTGTCAATACTTCTTGAGTTGTCTTCAACGAGGCTGACAGTGTAAAGTATTTTACTAATGGCAAGTAAATCTTGTGATGAATGCGGGTCTGAAGAACTGTTAGTGATACACGACAAACGCCGGCTATGTAAAAACTGTCATGCCGAAGCACATGGTCAAGCACTTAGCTTCTCACACCCTACATTAGAGATTATTGAGGAAATACGGGCCCAAGGAAAGTCTTATGAATTCATCGCCAAGCATCTCGGAATATCAAGACAACGAGTCTATCAGATAAGAAATGGATCAAATGGTAGTTAGATCAATTTTCCCCGCCTTCAGAAGCTCTACATACTTAGGATAGTCATTTTTACGAAGCATACGAGCCTCGTCAATAGACAATTTATCGGATTTTGGCTTAGGCCTGTCGTTCGGACCCCCCGACCCCGTAGGAAACATTTGTCCTTTGCTGGCCGGTTTAACACTTCTGCCCAATTCCCACAAAAATGAAGATACTATGTCTTTAAGATCGGCCCCCCGACGAGTTGGTTTAGTGGCAAACACCCTGAAATCAGTCTCACGCCCCTCAAGTTCCGAGTTATCTATCAAAGTCCGGGGATCAGATATAAAAGCATCCACCTTTTCATGCCATACTTCTATATCTTTAGATTCTTTGTGCGCTTCAGCAATAATGGCAAATCTGCGTTCGTTGCGAGTATTGCTTTTGGCGATCTTCTTGGTCGCCTCGTCCATGATTTCCCAATCTGGATATTCTTTAATCATTTCTTCATCAGTAGATTCAGGTATCTCACCAGCCTTATCAATCGCCTCGGCCATCTTCTTCGTCTTAGAATGAAGAATTTGCCCCTCTTTAGTGGATTCCACAAATCTTTTCTTGTAATCTATTTCCGGCTCCGGCTCCACAACAGGTTCAGGTTCAGGTGCTGGCTCTACAACAAGCCCTGGCTCCACAACAGGTTCAGGTTCAGGTGCTGGCTCATCTAGTTTTGGTTCCGGCTGATCTTTCAACGCTTCCGCTTCTTCAAGGGACTTCTTAATATCCGCATCAAGTTCTTCTTTAGTTGGTTTTGTATGTCCTTTAGGCATAATTCTAACCAGTCCCTTACGGGGTTAGGTTCAACAATTAGATATTAACCACAAGAATTATCAGGTGTCAAGCTCTTTTGCTCTTTCGTGGTTTTTGGCCGCCAGCAATCGCACCCATGAATCTCCTTTGTTTTTTAGTCAATTTGTGACCACGAACCGTGCCGTCAGCCAAAATCTTCTTGGCTTTAGCACTGGTCAATTTCTTCCCATTGCCCATGCGTTTTCCGTGTTGCATTGAAATCACCTTACCTCAATGAATTAGCCAGTCCAGCTATCGCATTCTCCATTTGCTGTTTAGCCTTCTCTGGCGTAGATAAAAACGCTTCAAGTAACATATAGTTCCTTAGTCTAGCTTTTAACAAAATATCTTGATCCTTGGTATTTCCTGTTTTAGTGAGTTCCTGCTCCACAGCGTCCCGCATTGTAGCGATATACTGTTTAATTACTCCCACATTCAATTCTGACTGCTGAAACGCTTGAAGCCAAGTATTAAGCGTTTCCTTCTCTATAGGTTTTAACTCTTCATATTTAAGTCCGGCTTTCGATAATAAATCATCTATGATGCTCATGCTTGTGTAGGTTGACCACTAACAACTGGCTGCGCCATTAAAGAACCTGTCGGTTGAGCACTTGGCATATTTTGTCCCACTTCCATAGTTTGTTTCTCTTCCTGCATTATAGCATTGGTATCTTCTGGAGTAAGATTAGCAAACTCCAGCAACTTCCTCTGATACACCTCATTCAACTTTTTATTAAACGGCATAACCGCCTTTACCGCATTTAACTTCTGGAGAGTGTCTGTACTTTGCTTGTTTCTTTCATCTTGACTCCAAACCCGGCACCGATACCCGGACGCCGTCATCCAATCTTTAGGACCAATCTCACGGGCATACAAATCCTGCGTATTTTTGCCGCTCTTATAAAACTTTACAACATCCAATCTATTGCTGGCAGCTTCAATCAACTTGATAAACATATTTCCCCGATCCAACCATGCTTGGGTGTAAAACTTAGAGACACTTTTCGACCTCTCTTGAGCCTGACCGAGGGCTAACTCTACCTCTCCTAATGTAATTCTGTTTTGAGTCTGGACACCCTGTTGAGTTGGTGTAGCTGCTGTATTCTTTTCAATCATCTGCATGATAAAGTTCATCTCGTCCAAAGACTCTGACAAGTCTGGAATCTCCACTTTCTTCATTACCTCGTCTGGTTTGCCCGGCACCCCGTACCATCCCCAAGGAATGGGATTAAATGTAGACGGAACAAAACCCTCAATCGTTGAATCGTAATAGTGCATCCCAAAGTTTCTAAGCGTCCGATTCTCAACCAGCTGCGAGAACCACGAATCCAGCACCTTATTCAACGGTCTAACTGAATCCCCTTTGCCGTCGCTCCAAAAGTCCTGTTTCTCCACGTCGCCAGCCCAAGTAACGTATGGGTAATGGTTTCTGAAGAAATGATCCTTGGTTGTACCAATCACTTCTTCCAGCCTCTTTTTCATCAAAATCTTCTGGTCATCCGCTTCAACATACAACCAAATCTGTTCTTCCTCGTTCCCCTCTTTCCTGAAAACAAAATGCAGACTAAGTTCGACTATCACTTCTCCAAGTATAGGATTGTCTACATCCGGTACTCCCATATTAGACATTTTGCGGTTCTTTTCAGTCAACATCCTCTGATTAGCCACATTCTTTATCAATCCTTGATTCGTGGCGTGCCATTCTTTCAATTCCACCACTTTCTTCTGGTCATAGTCCTGATTTTTCTCCAGTGAGGATAATGGCGTAAAGATATGTGAGTGAATCAGAAACCGTGAGGAGTGAAGATTGTATGGATCGCAATATCTATCCACCAAAATGTCCTGCGGATCAGTTACTGTCATCTTAATCTTGCCGTCTACAACCTGCCATTGGTCAAATGTCCGACCAAACAACCACTCTTGCTTTTTGTCCACAATATCCTGCAACTCAAAGTTATTATCTTCCCCGGTAATTCTCCAATACTCGTTCTTAAAATACTCTGCTTGTTTGTCATTATCTAAATTCTCAAAGTAATTCACCGGCATATCGTCCATGCTGGCCAAGTTTGTCTGACAAGCCAACTTCATCATGGGAAGATGCACCGACTGACGCTGGGTCAAGCGATTGATAACCACTTTGTCCCTGTAAAAGCTGTACGTTTCCTCCCAGGGGTCATGCCGGCGCTGTTGATAGTTATACCCACCATCTTTGTTAAGCAAAAGTGTCTGGAGCTCTAAACTCATCGGATCAATGATTACTTTTTGGTCTGCCATATTGCTATATTAAACCGCCATTATGTTTGTACGCAACTATCCTGGCAAACCTTCAAATAACGGCTTGATACCACCCGGATCGTTAGGCTTCCAGTTTACTAGTTTCTGCCCGCTCGCAATAGCATAACGAAGAGCATCCATTGTGTGATCCCATCCCTCCCCTGGCTCATTAAGAATTTTTTCATTCTTGTCCGTAATCCATACATAATTCCTATACTCTTTAATTATATTCAAACTCTTTTTAGTCACTGAAATCCTCTGATCTTGAACAAACCCAATACTCCATTTGATAAATGTGTCTGTTTTGTTCTCGCCCCTTTGTTTTGAGACTCCGACAATATTGACACCATAGCTTTTAATCTCGTCTATACTCTTGGGTTCCGCACTATCAGCAATTACTAATGCTCCCGGCAAAGCAAGAAAGACATCTGCGATCAGCTTATTAGACAATCCTTTCAAATAGGTTTGCTCATCCAGAATATAACCACCGTTGTATTTGTAGACAGCCACAATAGCAGTCGGATCGTTTGAGTAACCAAAGTCCAGCCCATACTTATCAAGCCTCGCCTCATGGGGAACCTCGTCTATAAATTCCCAACCTTTGTAAATACGACTCTCAATTACTCCAAGCTGTCCGAGACCATAAACGGTCCACCAGTTTTTATTATTACGATGAGACTCAATCTCTTTCTTACTAACTACATCTAATCCCTCATTATCCAAATAAGTCAGGGTAATAAAATCAATATCGTCTTTTCGGCTTGGTAGCATATCCAAATAAAACCAAAACTCATTCGTTGGATTCCAGTCGAGCCAAACCACTTCCCTCGTCCGAGTAATCAATTGATCGACAATGTTGAAATGCAAGTTATTACACTCATTCAAAAACAGTATGTCCCGGCGTGGCCCATGAGCCTTCCCATAGGTGTCTACTGAAAAAAACTCTAGTTTGTTACCATTATTCCAAGTGTATATGTGTTTAGTTTTATTCCACTTGCTATCATCCCAGTACCCCCGATCTTTCATTATTATCTCAAAATCCAACATCGCCCCTTTTTCCAAATGAGGGTACGATTCGGAAACCACGGTTGCCAGTTTCTCTCTTTCTTGCCTTTTTTGACAGTAATCAATAAGCCAAATAAGAATCGAGACTGTCTTAGAAGCCGACGTTCCACCACACACTGCTCGAATCCTTTTGGTCAACTCAAATATCTTCTTAGTAGCAGAAGTATCAACTATGTTGTACTGTTTCTGTTGCTCTTCCTCCATATATGGGCTTACCATCGGTTTTTATATCCAGATGGTCAGTGATACGCTGTTTGAGTTTGTTGTATTCTTTCAAAGCGCCAAGTTTGTTAGTAAAGTCTGCGTTTTGAGTCAAAAGCATTTTCAACTGTTTGTCCACAAAAGCATCATTTAATCCACCTTCTTCAAGAAGTTCATTGATCCGATTCAGAATCTTAACATTTGTTAACAGCCGAGAAGCGGCCGCTACACACGTTTTGTACCAGTTCGGTTTTGACCTGTCTACCTCATCCCCATAAGCCTCCATATAACTTTCAACCCCGTTCCCAAAAAACTCTCTGTCTGTCGCATAAAGCTGACAAAATAATTCTTGCTTTGGATTTAACTTATCGTCTGTTGCCACTATTCTCCTTTCAAATCTCTATATAACTCATCACACAATTTTACGCCAAACATATAACCAATAGCCAAAAACAATACAGCCAGGACAATCATTTCTTCTCCTTCTTCTGCTTTGCCAACTCCACGTCTTCCTTTTTAATCTCTTCCGGAGTTAAAACAGCCCTGACAACCAATCCATTATTCGATCCACGAACTTTCTCAATTATAACAATCTCCGGCACAAATCCGAATTTCTTCATTAAATGAATCGGCATGAATTGCCGGCCAGGTTTATCTTTCAACTTAAACGGCGTACTACTCCTAACTCTCAATCCTTTGTTTTCAATTTTCTCACTCATACTGTCCTCAATCCTACATAAAAAGTTCTATTAGATAACGAAGATGAACAATAAGGACACTGCGTCATCGTGGCTTTTCTCAAATAACCCTTCTGCAACAAACCGATTAAAGCATTCAATGTTGTCGGTTGGCCCACACTAGTCATTATCATATTCTCAATTATCTCTTTTTGGGGTATGGGAGTCTTCTTCTCCCTCGCCCAAGAATTTACAAAGGTCATTATATCAGTTTGTAGTTTCGTTATCTCACTAAGATTAGAATAAACAGCTTGGGGCATTTTTATACCAACTTGTCCATTATACACCCACTGTAAGCCCCGTAAACAGCGGTTCCGGTGGTTCCCTTGCCCTCACTACCTCTGCATTAGCCTCAACCTTGCCACGCCCTGTATGCTACTTCACCGCTTGTTCCAAATATGAATACCGCCCAACTAAACTGCTTGAACACCCCCAGCCGTTCCAGCGCTTCGTAATAGCTTTCAATCAAAAGCTGCGACTGCTCTGTTTGCTGATGCGACTGACACCAGGCACCGGCAGACGCCAGCTTCTTAAAAAGAGATTTAATTTCCAACAAGTTATTACTCATACAGTTTCGTGAAAAGAGAGTGTGTTCAAAAAGCGTGTTCACTATTACATAGTGAACAGTGAACACACTTTTTTAGATAACACAGGGATTTTGAACAGGCTTTTGAACACTGTTTTATGGTTATGGCTATAATAGGCTATATTATAAAGCGTGTTCATGAACAGACTCCATGAACAGGGTTTACTCCCCGTCCTCTTCAATTTTCACGGCGTTAATTAAAAAATAACTCTTTTTGCTTTTGTTTTGCGGGTCACTTGTCTCGTCAATAATTCCATCCTCCAGCATTTTCTTCAGACTTCTTCTGACAGTGCTTTCGGACATTCCTCTGCTTTGACATAATTCTATAATTCCCTTTCGAGAAATGAGAGATTCTACACCCAACATTTCCTCTATGGTTGCCCGGGCCTCATCGGTTTTCTCGTCTGTGTTCCCAGCGACTACCCCCACATACTCAAATCCCGTCACCTTAGTGCTCCCGTCTTCGTTGTTCTCCACCACCATCCTAATCATAAACTTATCTAACTTTTGTGCATCTCTGGCCTTGGTTTGTTTGAGAGTAAGTTCAGTTTTACTCTTAGCTACAGCCTCCAGCCTAAATAAAGTATTCGCCTGGGCGTTAATGTTAGATGATCCCCGGATTCTTTGACTATCTGACCTGAATACTCCTTGGCTGGGCTTATTCTCGTGGTGGAGCGGAAGAAATGCTTTCTTGGGAAATAATTGTTTGAGAGCGTCTATAAAAGCCTGTGTATCTTCGGCCTTGTTTTCCGTGCCTACCATAAGGTCAATAAATGAATCTATGATAATTAGATCAATATTGTCCTCCTGAACGCTTTGAGAGAGCGCCTTGGCAAACGGACTAAATTCACCTTTGCCGTCCACCAGCTGGAACTTCTCCGGATATTTGAGCCACTTCACGCTGTCGCCAGTTAGTCCCATTCCCTCCAGCCTCTTAGCTATAATTGAGGTTGGGTTCTCTTTGTCTATAAATAACACTTTGCCGGGCCTGGCCACCTTGAATTGTCCCAGCCAAGGTTCGCCGGAGATAATAGCTTTGGCTATTGAAAGCGTGAGAAAACTTTTACCGACTCCCTCGGCACCGTAAATGAAGCAAAATCCTTCGGAATAAATGATCTTGTCTATCAGCCAAGGCTGATCGTCAAATGACATGGCTCGGAGTTCGGTGGCGGTTACTTGTTTATAGTCCTCCGGGCGGTTCACTCTCTCCCATTCTTCTTTTGTCAGCGCCTTGCGCATCAGGGCTATAAAATCCGCCTTGTTGTGGCCGTCTACAAAGAAGTCGCACACGTCTTTGTACTTGTTTGGAAGCTGGATTACTTTGGCTTCTGGCAGCAGCTCCAATACTTTTTTGACCCCAGACTGGCCGGCGAAATCAGAGTCGTAGCAGACAAAGGTCTGCGTTGACTCCAATAGAGTCGACCAGTCTTGGTCGAACTTTTGACTCCCGCCTGTTGAAGACACCGAGGGTATGCCCTCCTGATTAAGTCTCACGGAGTCGATTTCTCCCTCGCAGATCACCACATAGGGCCTGCCCTTGACAACGTGATAATTAAACAGAGCGGCGCGGGAACCGCTATCGGAGCGGTACTTGGCTGATTCGGGATTGTCTTTGCTGTAATGGAGGTTCCGGTGCTTCGAGAATATAGTATTGCCTTCGGCGTCTTTGATGGGAATGTGTATCTCTTGGTCGTCCCACGACAGACCCATGGATTTGGCATAGTCCGGATTTACGCCGTGGTCTTTGAAATATTGGTCGGCTGTCATCTTGATAATTCCTCCACTGCCTGGGCAAAATTACTTCCGGTTTTCTTCATATAATATGTAACTGCATCACCGCCGGATGAACAAGCAAAGCAATACCAGGTGTTATTTTCCGGATAGATAGCAAAGCTGGGGGTCTTTTCTTCATGGAAGGGGCAACGGCCCATCATCACCTTGCCTACCTGTCTCAATCTTCCCTCGTACATTTTTTCAATGGGAAATTTCTTTGCCGTGGAGAGATTGTTGTCTTTTGTGTACCGGTTCCATGCGGAGTGGACAATGTATCGGGGCTTGGAATTTAACATGGTATGACCACATTACTCTAATCTTAATAGCCTGTCAAGTGGGTATTAGTTGGTGCTTGACAAGTAGTTTAGTTGTGATAATATGAGGCTATGGTTAACGAATTGATGACTGTGACGCAAGTTGCCGGATACTTACAAGTGTCTAGGCAAAAAGTATATGAGTTGATTAAAAGGAAACAAGACCCTTTGCCTGTAATCAGAAACATTGGTGAACAAAGCCCCCGCGTCTCCCGCGCTATCTTGGAAGGTTGGCTGGCTGGCGTTTTTGAAAATTCCCATATGGAGGATAAAGAAGGAGAAGAAAATGTTTAACGAGAAAGAATATAGAAAAAGATATCGTATGGCTAACAAAGAATATTTCAAAGAATATGATAAAAAATACCGCGTAGCCCATCCCGAAAAAATTAAAGGAATTTATAAAAAATCTTCCTTAAAATGTGCTGAACATAAAAAGGAATACTATTTAGTAAACAGGGACAAGATACTTAAATACAAAAGAGAATATTATTTAACCCACAAGGACAAATTCAAGGAGTTAGGTAAAGTTTATCATTTGAAGAATCGTGATTTAATTCTTGAAAAACAGAAAAAACATTATCTGACCCACGAAAATCTTTATAAAGAATATCACTATAAGAAAGCATATGGGGTTAATATAGATTTTCTCCTAGATATGCTTAAAAAACAAAATGGCCAATGTGCTATTTGTTTACATGAAATATCAATGGATGTTAAAAGGACTGACGAGAGCCGAGCTTTTGTTGACCATAACCATCAGAGTGGACAATTAAGGAAATTATTATGCAGACATTGTAATTCCGCAATCGGAAATTTTAAGGAAGACTTATCGGTAATGAACAACGCTGTTAATTACCTTTACAGCTTTGCGGGGGGAGGTGAATAGTTGATGGGAAAATATGTAGTGAGTGAAGGACGAGTTTTTGAGGCTTTGCCTGCTGATAAATATACTGCCGAAATATATGAGGCTAAACCATTTACCGGCACAGAGTACGGAACCTCGAATCCCCAAGATCAGGTTAAGTTTACTTTCGTTGTGCTAAATAACGACAAGATGATTCCTGAAGGTGACATAGAAGTTCCAGCAAGAGGACGGAGACTGTGGTTGCAAACAACCACTAAGTTTTCTCCTGTCGGATCAAAGAAGTCAACCAATTTAACCCAGCTGGTAGCCGCGGTCTTTGGTCACGAACTTGAACCAGCAGAGGTAGAGGTCTTCGACGAAACAGACCTTTTGGGTAAACAGTTGTGCCTGTTGGTAGGACAGAAGAACCGCGAGGATGGCAGTATCGGCAACAAAATCTTGTCATTTTCCAAAGCGGATAAGCAACTCGAAAAGTATGATGACAGCGAGTTTGCGTCCAACCGTAAAGAAGCGGTCAGGAAAAGCGCTCCGGCAGTAGTCGATTCCGGAGAGGACTTTGAGGCAGAAATGGACAAAGCGGTGGCCAAAAAGGTCAAAGCATAGGATTCTGCTTGCTGGCCGTCAACCGGGCAGGATGGCGGCCAGAATGGAGAAACTTATGAAAGGTAAACAAGGATTTCAAAGGAATCATTCCGGATTTCGCACGGAGGAAAGCTATAAAATGGCTGGTGCAAAAATTTCTGTGGTGATGAAAGGACGAGTTCCATCACAAAAAACTAGAGATGCGGCTGTTCTCGCCCACAAGGGAAAACATCCAACCAAAAAAGCTATTGAAAAAATGTCTACTGCTCAAATAAAAAGGTATGACAGGGTTGGACGAAAGAAATATAAAAGATATATACATATTCGTGACAAAAATTACAAACAATGGTTAAGTAATATTTTTCAGAGGGATAACTGGACATGTCAAACTTGTGGTAATCGGGGATGTTATCTAGAGGCCCATCATATTAAGTCTTGGTCTCAACATCCAGGGTTGCGTTATATTTTGGATAATGGAGTAACTCTTTGTTTAGACTGTCACAAATTAACTGACAATTATAAAAATAAGAGACATGGCTAAAACTCTTCTTGAATTATATAAGGGTAAGATTAAATTGGAGTTCGATTCTTTCCGGCATGTCTACACTCTTTTGCCAGAAGGCAAAAAGATTCCCAGTGTGACTACTGTCTTGTCGGTTATAAATAAGCCGGCGCTTATTAACTGGGCCGCCGGACAAGCGGTAGACTATTTGGTGGCGAATATCAAACCAGGAGTATCTTATGACGAAATTCAACTAAACAGTCTTTTTACGACAGCCAGAAAAGCTCACATGACACGCAAGCAAGAGACTGCCGATATTGGCAGCATGGTACACGAGTGGATCAGCAAACACATAAAAGGTGAGAACCCAGAAATGCCAATCAACCAACAGTTGCGGGATTCCATCAATAATTTCTTGGCCTGGAAAGAAGAACATAAAGTAAATTTCCTTTTGTCTGAACAGCCGGTATACTCCAAAATTCATGGATATTGCGGGACGCTGGATTTTGTAGCCAAGGTGAATGGTGAACTGTTTTTGGGAGATATAAAAACATCTACTGGAATATATGACGAATATTTTATTCAGTTATCTTCTTATGGAATTGCCCGGCAGGAAGAGTTCCCTCAAGAGAAATACAAACATCAGGGGATCATCCGGATCGGCCGGGACGGATCGTTTGAGTTTAAGACGGCTAATAATATAGATAAATGTTTTGAGGCTTTTTTGAGCGCAAAAAAGCTATGGGAATGGCAGCAGTTTATGAAGACAGAGTATTTCAAAGAAAAAGAAAGGAAAAATGCGACATGAAACAATTTTGGGACTTATCCTTATCGGCCTTGGTGCAGGGATTCTTGCTGGGGTTGCTACTGCTCATGCTGGTTATTTGGCTGATTCATCAGTAAAGTATGCCTACCCTCAAACATTACAAATCTACGGCACCAGAGAAAATCCGGGTAGACCCAAACTTTCTGCGACCGGTAACCAAAGAAGCAGAGAAGTGGAAGAAATTAAAAGATATGTCTGCGACCCCAGATTCAAATGGAGCTGTCAAAAGATACTTAAAATCATCGCTTGCGAAAGTAGTTTTCGCCCCACAGTTATCAGTAAAACGGGGGATGGAGGATTACTCCAAATTGCTCCAGTACACGGGATACCTATGTCTCGGCTTCTTGATTGGCGCGACAATATTGACATTGGTTATCAGTTATTTCTCAAGCGCGGGTATCAGCCCTGGGCCAGCTCAATAAAATGCCATGGCATACGATAAACAAAAAAGGCACGAGCGATATATTAACTTAAAAATTAAGGGGGGGAGAAAATGTCAAGACTGTGGGATTGATATCTCTCTCCCCCTTTCAAAAGGAGTTATCCAAGTCCGTGCGGAGGAAATAAAATGAAACTTACTAATAAAGAGAAATGGGCAAAGAAAATACGGAAGGAGATATTTAGTACACTTAATCTTCACTTACAAGTAAAAGGCAATAGTGTTGGGGTTTGGACATTGAATAGTGATGATCTAAAAAAAGTAGAAGACGCTTTTAATTTTCTTTCCACCAAAAAACAGACATGAAAACAAGAGAAATAAAAAGGTATCCAAAACGAGGTCAATACGACAGAGCAAAGTCAAAATCTAATTCTGGTGTATTCCAGAAAGGACATAAAGGTATGGTTGGTGAAGAAAATCCTATATGGAAGGGCGATGCTGTTGGTTATGGAGCTTTGCATGATTGGGTCAAAAGATATTTAGGAGAACCAAGATATTGTGTAACTTGCCACTCTTATAGAAAAAGGAAATACGAATGGGCTAGTAAAAGTAAACATTATTTGCGGGACTTATCAGATTGGAAAAGATTATGTACTTCTTGCCACAGAAAATTTGATGGACATGGATATAAGCTCTGGGAAACTATCAGGGCTAGAAAGGCTAAAAATGCGTAGCATTCGCTTTAGAGCTTGGGATAAAAAGAATAAGGAAATGACAGAGTTTGCTAATTATGGAATTCTGACCGAGGAAAGTGAAGGTCTGTTATTTTTCCGTCAAGATCATACCAAAGAATCAAGTGGAGAATTTGAACTCATGCAATTCACAGGCTTAAAAGATAAAAACGGTAAAGAGATATATGAGGGGGATATTGTTTTACACAAGGAATGTGAGTTTGATGTTTTGTGGTGCAATGCAAGTTTCAAATTGATGGAAAGAAAGTCTCTAGTAAGTATGGAGTTTGGGGACTGTTTTTTTAGTGATATTTTGGGGAGGGTTTGTAATTGTAATGTCGATAGTCTGTGGGATTTTGAAGTTATCGGTAATATCTACGAAAACCCAGAATTATTTAAGGAGAAATATGACCAACCCAACAAATAAAATGAAAACTAATCCCAAGACTCCCTTTGATAATATAAAACAAAACGCCGGAAAGCGGGAGAAAATCATTAAAGATTATCTGTTCTTGACTAATCTTCGCTGGGCCGAAATTTATACAAGAATTATGAATGGTATGCTCATATCGGCAGACATGAAAGACGAATACTCTCTTGCTATCAGCAAACTAGATGATCTTCTTCAATCTGAAATAGACCGAGTGGTGGGGGCGGTTAGATTTGATTTGGCACGGTTAGATTGGATAAAAATTCTTTCCCGAGCGATAAAATCCCGCCCTACCAGTTGGGGGAAGGATGTTGTCAGGGAGTGGCGGAATGCAAGTGATGAAGTTTGGGGAGCAATGAGTTGGGAGGCGATAGATAAAGGAGTTTGGCCTGACCGCCTCCAAAAGTTATCTAGTTTGAAAGAAAATGACAAGCAAGAAGAAAATTAAGATAGTCTCCGAAGTTGATCGCTGGCCCAATTCACATCCAGGAGAGTGTGTTTGTATTGAGTGCGAAACAGCTAGAAAAGGGAAATATTGCGAGTCCAAATTCACAAACCCCAAGGGACAGAATAAATCCATTAAACAAAGACCCCGCCTCGGTGCGACCTTGGCGGGTGAAGTAAACAGACCCAGTATAGCAATTACTACCTACAAAGACAAAAGGAAAACATTGGGAATATTGTTATCTTACGGGTTTTGAATTAGGACTAAAAATGGGAAGTCCACAAACCGTAGTAAAGGAAATAGTAAATCCCGTTTGGATAGACACCTCAAATAAATGGATGATACCAGGAGAAAAACCATGACTAAATCACCATCAGTAGAGAAGAAAGCAAAGACTAAAGGATTAGAGCAGAAAAAGACTTTAATCAAGATTCTATTTTGAAAGTCGAATTATAACGATTTCCAGAAAAATAATCGATTGCTTTTTCCTAGAGCGATTGTTTCCAATCCTAACAAGCCCCATTTAAGAGCCGTTCTTCTGTTCATGCCAAGTGGTGTTTCTTTCATTATATTATTTTACTCCCCCTCTCTCCATCTCATCAGAACGGGATCCCAGGTATTTTTCGGTTTTTTCTCTTTGGGATGTTTGGGCCATTTGTCTTTGGGATGGGTAGCAGTGTAAACGGTGACTACTTGGTCAGTCAGTTTCTCGAAATGTTCATCATAAGCTGTGTCATGATACCCCTCGCCCCTTTCGGTTTTCCCTTTTCTTTCTTCGTGGAGTTCTTGCATGGGATTTGGACCCTTTCGTCCCCCCCGATACCAAGCTCCCCAACCGCTTCTGGCTCTATAAGTATCAGGGTGAATTATGGTTTCGTCTTCAGCTTCGGACTCATGTACTCCTAAACCTGTATGGGTTCTCCTGCTAACAGGAACGACATTGCGGGGGTCGTTGTAGCCATCATTGCCATCTAATCTCAAACTTTCCCCTACAGGTCGGATATGATTGAGGTCGGGTTTAATAGCGGGAACGTAATGAATACCCCTTTCTTCGTTGTACCGGAAAACCGCATCCGGCAAGACCTCTTCCGACATTCCCAAGAGGATAGTAGAGGCCCATGTCCAAGCTCTTTTAATCCAATTCTTTTGAGCGGAAGACAAATCTATCCGTTGAGGATATTCCGGATTTTCCACGTCATAATCTGGATCATAGGCCCGTTTCCAATCCCTGATGCGGTCTGGGCTCATAACTTTAGAAACTCGCTAAAAGTAAGAGAGCGGTCGTCTATATAAAATCCGGGGACCTTGTTGTTACTTATGCCGTGGTAATGAACATCGTTTTTCCTTAACCATTTGAGCGTAGTGGGAATAAGTTCGTCGTGTCTGGCGGTGTAAATAATTACATAGTCTCTAATAGCAAGCTGGTTAACCTTGTCTATCATTACTTGAATGGGTTTAGCTTTCAAACACTCTTCTGCTGTAAAGCAATTACTATCCGTAAGAGTGTGGTCGAGGTCAACGAGCCAAAGCCTCCATCTATTTTTAGATTTTCGGTAGCCTTGGTATGGGGGTTTCATTTGTATTTTGATTCTTGTAAATACGCTTTTAATAATGCAGTTGCTTGCTGTAAAACCCAGACAATAACGGCAACCCACATCGGGTTTATATTTAGACCCTGAACACTTGCGACTAGTGCAGTAATACCCGCAATTAGAGCTGGTGCTAAAAACAGTAGCGCTTTAGGAAACCATGCCATCAAGTCTTGTTTGATTAGTTGAAATCTTTGTGAGACTATCATAAAAATCACCTCATTTCTCGTTTGGATAAATCTTTAATAAGAATTTCCATAGAGGCAACACAAATAGAACCTTGCGATTAGTGAGTTTGTTTTCGAGTTCTGTTATTCTGTCCGCCAAGTCTTTGACGGCCTTGTCAGAATCGCCCTTGAAGTCGCCTAGTGCTTGTAAAAGGGCGTTGTCTCCATTCCTGGGTCCTACTACCCCCTCGATGGCATCACGATACTTTTGCATGGTGTCGAGGATAGGAAGATATTGAGCCAAGTCTGCTTCGATTTCCACCAGATTGCTTCCTGTGGGGAGTTTTAGTTCTTCCACCCACTTGGAGATAAATCCATCCAGTTGTTTGGCTTTGGCTTCAAAAACGGGAATGTTCTTTTGTAAATCAGTAATGAGGGAACGGATGGCTTGAACTTCCATTATCCCCAGGGAACCCAAATCTACTTTTGTTTGGTCGCTGGCAAGCACAATAGGCGGGGGGGTGACGATGGCGTTAGGCTCTGTGGGTTTAGTAGGATTGGTAATGTTCCATCTGGCGATCCTGCCATCATTGGGGTTGATAAAGCCCTTGTAGCCATTATCGGTGTCTATTCTTGCTCCAGCGGCATTTGTCCGACAAAGATTGAAATGTAAATGGGGACCAGAGGAATTGCCCGTGTTGTTTGAATATCCTAAAAGTTGACCTTTGACAACCACTTGGCCTATATTGACTTTGTTTTCTTGTAAATGACAATACCATGTGGCACAAGATTGAATTTTGTCCCATACCACACAATGTATTCCATAGGCCCCGGACTTAGGATCGTCTATGTCTCTAACCACCACGCCGTCGGTGGCTGAAATTATGGGTGTACCATTGGGGGTTCCAAAATCTACGCCTTCATGTCCCGCAAGTCCGAATTGTTTGTAATATTCTGGCCGTTCTCCAAAGCCCTGCGTTTGGGGAAATTTTCCTATAAAAATGTCTGACAACCGTATTGCCATTGCCTTTATTATATCAGGTGTTTAATTTTTTTCTTATCCAATCGGTGAACAATGCGATGGGGACACCAATTACAATAGAAAAGACTGCCGCAATAGTTGCCACTTGGCCTTTCACTCCCGCCCGCCAGATTTCTAAGTCGCTTACCCGGCCATCAATTTTATCCAGTTTGGTTTCTACCCGGCCGACAATAACATAAGTTTCTTTTAGTAAGTCGTAGTTAGTTGCCATGTTTTTAATTATGTTTGATAAATCTATTTATAAGCAAATTGTTCAACAAATACCATCTGGGCAAGGAAACACCCTGGAAAAGATATTCCACACATTGTAAATAACACCAAAAACAAAATAGGCCGCTAGGACAATAATACTCATTTTTTTAACGATTGAGAAAAACTTTTTTGTAGTATTCATTTGCCTTTTTAAGTCTCTCCCTATCAGACTGGCTAAGATATTCATTAACAAATTCTTTCTTTTCCTCTTTACTTAATCCCGATAAAGGATCAGTCCATTCTAATGACTTTTTTAGATCGGCTGGCTTTACTCCCAGTTTTTTCATTTCGTCCCACGCCTTTTCTTCTGCCCTTTTGTCACCATATATCAGAGCCTTTTTGTACGCACGATAGACAATGCTTCTGGGGCTATAATAATTGCTGGATCCTCCTTTTCCCTTTGTTTCAAGATACGCATACTTTTGACTTTGAATGTGGCGATAAGCGTTTTCTTGCGGATTAGTTTTAGTGATAACCGCCATCCCCCACGATTTTAGATAGCCCCGCGATGGTTTTTGAAATATGAAATCGTACTCATTTTCAAGTTGAATGTTCTGGAATAATTTTCTCCACTTATCTTCAATGGGATAACTCTCTGTACCCTG